CCGTGCCACAGTTCCGCGTTCCCGATCACTACTTTCTCAGCCATTCCCAACCTTTCGTTGTTCGCCACCAGTGAAACCTAACCCGTCTTTCAACCGGACCGAGTACGGCCGGTTAAATCTGCGTTAGGCCGCTTGCTGTGGGCCACGGCCTTCGCACTCGTCGCGCAGTGGCGAACCCATCAATCCGTACTTGCGTAGCAGTTCCACGGCGCGGCTCGGCAAGTCGCCCGGCTGCGGAGCGTGCGGCGCGTGCCGCTTCAAGCTGCTGGTCAGCATTCGAATCATCATCGCCAGTTCTTCGCGTTCGCGGTACACATGTTCCACGTCCGCAAACCTCACCAGGGCATGCACCAGGCCATCCGGCGCGCTCACTTCCAGCGCCACATGCTCGCCCTTGTATAGGCCGCCCTGCGCGCTTTCAAAGCCCCGCACTGGCACGCCATAGGCGTTCTCAAACGGCGGCCTAACTGGTCGCTCAACCTGACCCACAAGGGCGGGCAAGTTCTGTGCATTCATTCAAGTTCCTTTCGCGCCCTTGTGGGCAGGTTAGCTTCTACGTTGGGCGTCTTCAGGCGGCCCACCAGCGCATCCTGGCCCGCGTCAGTCACGCGGTACACCGGGTCGCCGCCGGACAGCGGGCCGCCGCTGCGTTTCGTCATCAGCCCGGCCGCCACCAGCGCCTCGCAGTCGTCGTAGTCTTCGCTGCCAGGGCCGGTGACGAAGTGGTTGCGCCAGCCTGGGCTGCCGCGGCCTGCGCCGAGCGCGTGCTTCATGATGTCGCGTTGCTTTGGGGTCATCGTCAGCCGCGCTTGGTGGCGCGCTCCCAGATGGTGTCCAGGGTCTCAACCTGCTTCGCGCTCGGGCGGCGGCCCTCGGCAAGCTGGCGCTGTAGCGAGTCCACGAAGCCGAGTTCCCAATCGCTCAGGCGCTCGCTCCGCTTCTCGCAGTCTTCCAGCAGGGTCACGTACTCGTCAGCCCAGGTTTTCATCGTCATCGCTCCATTCGTGGCACAGGCACTGGCACCGCTCGGCGCTCAGGTATCTGTACTCGTCCATGTCGTCAGGCTGCGGCCCCAGCGCCGGCTCGTCGGGGTAGCGGCGTGCCATGCACTCGCGCGCATCGCGGCTTACGCACGCACAGCCGTAGGTGCCACGCGGCCCGCTGGTGTTCGTGCCTTCGTCCAGCAGCCGCCCAACTGACGATTCAACCGGACCCAAAACGGCCGGGCTACTCTGTGCCATTTGCATACTCCTGTGCGGGCCGTTTCGGGCCGGTTAATCTAGCGTTGGGCGTCTTGCGGCGTGCCATCAGTGCTGCGTTCATACGCTTCAGGTGGTCGGCCCACTGCGCCACAGTCGCGGCGCGCCCGGCTTCGTAGCCTTCCACGTACTGCACGCGCAGGTCGCAAGCGTGCTGGCACTTCTCGCGCCGCTGGCATGTCGGCTTGTCGCCGTGGCACTTCACAGCGGCTTCTCCACATGCTTGCCGCAAGCCGCGCACTCGAAAACGGCAGTTCCGTCCCACTCAATGCGTACCAGTCGCCCGTGTGTATGTCGGCATATCAGTCGGCGCAAAAACTTCAGCATGCTTATTCCTTCTTGGTTTTCAACCAGCCGCCCAACTCTGCGCTGCAGCGGACTACAGCCGCTGAGCTTCGGTGTCGGCGCTTGAGGCTCTACGCCAGCGGCCTTTGCCATTTGCTTCTGCCAGTCGCCAAGCGGCATCCGCTCCGCAGGCCACGGCTCCCACTGCTCGCCGCTCAGTTGCTTCCTCAGGTCGGCCGGGTTGATTCGGTTGCCTTCGCGGTCCTTGATGAGACACCCGCCGTCGCGCATGTCGATGCGCAATTCGATGTACTTGCACGCTGGGTTCTCCATCCAGACCCAGCGGCCGGCGCGTGCAAGCTCAATCACCGCCAGCGCGTCGTCAATGTGGTCCCACACGTTGGCGGCCTGCTTCTGTTTCAGAGTCAGGCCAGCCGCGCCGAACTCGTCGGTCGAACCCACATGCCATGCAGGCGTTGGAGTTGTGGCTTGGTCAGTCTTGGGCATGGGGCTCACCTCCATAGTTCGGCACAATCGCCCCCTCCATCCCCCGCAGCAACTCCGCGAGAAGATCCGCTTCTTCCGTGCTCTCGGCCTGCACCGTCTTGATGACGCCGTGAGCCTCGCGCAGTAGATCGCGCATGACTGCTGCCTCTCCGACAAGGCGGTCGTGCTCATCCAGCAGGGTGCGGATGGTGGCGGGGTTGGCTGCGGCGATGTAGTCCATGTCCACGGTGCTTTCTGTCGCAAGCCCTGTTGGTGCTTGGCAGATGCCGTGGCCGTCGTCTTCATCACCAGCACGATCAACAACAACCTCCTCGCAATAGACAGGCTTTTCTGCGCCGAATGACGGACCGCACGCGATCCACGGCCCATCTGTCGGCCCCGCAGCAATCGCAGCCCTGAGCCCCGCGAACTGGTCCGCCGTCCGTCCGTCTGCGTTGCGCCAGTTCATGCGGCCTCCGTCGCGTACAGCTCGCACATCGCCCCGACGTGCGCCAGCAGTTGCGCGCAGATCAGCGGCCACTGCGACTCGCGGTAGAGCATCGCTCGCTTGTCGGTCGCCGCGTGCTGGATGTGCAGCACGTCGGCCAGGAAGGCGGCAGAGACGTTGAAACCAAGGCGCTCGCAGATCGTGCCCAGCTTGAGCGTGGCGGGCTCATCCGCGATGGCTGGCGCGGCTGGTGCTGCTGCCGGTGCCGAAACGGGCTGAACCGGTGCCGTCGCCAGAGGTGCGGGGGTTGGTGCTGCTGCCTGCTCGATGGCACGCTGGGCGGCCTGCTCTGCAGCCAGCTTGGCCTCTGCTTCGCGCTTGGCCTTTGCCTCTTCCTCGGCCCGGATGCGCTGGCGCTCGGCTTCCAGGCGGTCGGCCTCGGCGCGCTTGTGGGCCTCAATGCGGGAGTTCACCAGCAAGACCAGATCGTCGGGCGCCTTGCCAATCAGGGCCAGCTTGTCAGAGAACAGGAACTCGAAGCCGGCGCTGCGCTCACTGATGATGCGCAGGCTCTCGCGGATCTTGCGCGCCGATTCGTCGGCCGCGATCTTGGCAGCGGCCAGCGTGGTGTCGATGGCGTTGCGGATGCTGTCCACGGTGCGCAGGCCCTTGATGGCGCCGCCGAAGTCTGGCGGGGTCAGCACGATCCACGGGCCGCCCGTCTCGGCGCGCAGCACGTCCTCGTGCAGTTCATAGGCGCGGCGGGCCTCGCTGACAAGTTCGGCCTTCACCGTCTCTTTGCGCGACTTCACCAGCTTGTCCAGGTCCAGGCGCACGCGGCGGGCCTCGGCGCCGATGTCGTCCATCGTGCGAAACAGCTCGTCGATGCTGGCGGTCTGGCTGAGGGCGTGCTGCTTCGCGGCGGCCAGGCGGGTCTCGACGTCAGCGCACCACTTCACGGCCTTCTCGGCGTCGGCAAAGTCCTGATCGGTCTTCAGTTCGCGGTTCACGCTTGCGATGGCGGCCAGCGCGGTCTGCTTGAACTCGGCGAGATTGGACGCTGTGACTTGGCCGCTGACTTCGATGCGCAGCGCGGGCAGGGCGTCGGGCGCCTTGCCGGTGGGGGCGGGCGCAGCGGCCTCGGGAAGTTGGTAGGCGGCCAGGTCGGCGCGGAACTGGCGCCAGCCGGCCAGCAGCGCGGCGAACTTCGCCGGGTCGGCCTCATACCAGCACGCGACATAGCGCTCCGGTGTGCCGTCGGTGCAGGTGAACAGGCAGCGTTCTGCACCGGACACCAGCAGCTCCTGATCCATCTGCACCGTGTAGTGCGGGTCCAGCGTACCGGCGCGGACCTGTTCGGCCAGGCCTTCGTTCCACAGCTTGGTTTCCCAGATCACATCGCCTTCGAGCGTTTGGCCGTCCAGGCTGGCCAGCAGTGGCACACCATCGACTTCGCAGGTCATCGTCGTGGGGAACAGCTCGCCACCGACGTTCGCCTCGGCAAGCGGCCGGGCGCGGGCCTCGGCTTCGTGGCCAGCCGCGAACTTGCCCAGCGTGGCCGGGCCATGCTCTTCGGCGATGCCGGTGAACTTGCGGCGCAGCAGCTCGGCGCGTGTGGTGTAGCGGCCAACGCCCAGCGCGGCCGGAGCCTCTGATGCGGTGTCGAAGCCTTCGCGCAAGCGCAGCCAGGGGCCGGTGCCCTGCTGCACGTCGTGGGTGATGCGGTTGGTGATGTTCACGGGTCAATCCTTCCAGGGCAGGTCGTCATCGGTCGCTCCGCTGGCTGCAGCGGGTTCCGGCTCGGTCGCTGGGGCGGGGGTCGCGTCCTGCGCGGCCGGCTTCAGGCTCAAGATGCGGGCCTGCTGCTCTTCGCTGAAGGTCGCCTTCGTGCTGAGCATGGCCAGCAGCGCGGAAGACGTTCTCTTCCCATCGGCAACCAGCTCTGACCAGGCCGGGAAGTTCTTCTCGAAGTCGGCGGCCGGGTACTCGGGAAGCTCGGGGCGAGCGGCGGGCGCTTGGTCACCCCACGGCGCCGAGTCGGTTGACTTGAGCTTCTTGCGCAGCCGTGCCTCGTACTCGCTGACCAGCCTCTCAAACGACATCAGGTCGCCCTCCAGCTTCTGGATCTCGTTCTCGTCGCGGTTGATGCGGACCACGTTCAGCGTCTGGAGGTCAGGGCACCACAGGCACAGGTCCACCCATTCCAGCCCCAGCATCCACAGCGCGAACAGGCATTGGTCGCGGTATTCGCTGATGTCCCCTTCCACGATGGCCTTGAACAGCGTGGCGCTGCTGACCATCGTCTTGACTTCCAGCGCGGCCTTGCGGTCCTTGCCAACCCAGCGGTCCAGGCTCAGGCCAAACTTGCGGTCATCGACGGTGATGAAGCAGGCTTCCTCGACATAGGCGCCGGTCTGCGCCACGTACTCAATGACGCCGAACGGTTCTTCCTCGGTGCCGGTACGCATGGCTGCGTTGACGTAGGGCGACGGGGCCTTGCCGCCCAGGCGCTCGCGGGCCAAGTCCATCGCGTAGGCCAGCCGTTCGCTGGCGCTCTCGCCGTTCTTCTTGAACGCGCGGGCGTCCTTGGCGCGCGAGGCGGTGATGACGCCCCGGCGCGATTCGACCCATGCTTCAGACCCTTGCGGGTCGCGGTGCTCAATCATTGCTTCTCCTTCAGTTCCGCCATGCGGACGTTGAAATAGCTCACATACTTTTTCTTTTCCGCCTGCCCCAGCGCGGACATGATTCGGGCCAACTCCTGCACGGTCTTGGCGTCCTTCATGCCCTGATGCTCAACAGGTGCCGGGGCCATCGTTGCGCTGCCAGGGCCGTCATCGCTGGCGCCCTGGCGCAGCTCGGCGGGCAAGTCCTCCACGTCCTGGTTGAACAGGTCGGACACGCCCAGCGCGGTCAACGTCATGTCGATCTGCGCCCGCTTCTTGGCCATCTTCAGGACGGTGTTGTCAAGGTCATCTGGTGTCGTGCGAACCTGCTTGGACTGCATGAACGTCGGCTGGCCGCGCTCCCAGACCTTTGACCACTTGATACGGCGCCGGCCATCGGGCGTATCGTCGTATTCCTCGTCGCACACAGCGTTGCGCCACATGTACTTTTCTTCGCCGCTGCTGCAGGAGCCGATGCCCTGGCCAATGGCGCGATTGGTGGGGATGTGGATGCCAGTGGTGGTGACCCGGTACTTGATCCGGTCGGCCGTGCAGAGGTCCAGCACGTCAACGGTCGGGCCAATCTCGAACATCACCAGCAGCATTTCGCTGCCGGCCTTGTAGAGCGTGGGCTTCTTGGTGCCAGGGATGACCCCGTAGTGAACGTCCGCGATCATCTTGCTGCGCGTGACCTCTTGGATGGCGTTGATGCGCGCAGTCATCGCGGCCACCGACATGATGGCCATGGTGGCTATGGGAGCCTCGACAAGTTGATTCATTTGGAGCCTCTTTCAAAGTGGGTGCCGGGGCCCCCGTTTCCCATTCCAGATCCCGCACCAGCAGGTTGAAGATGAGTGGCCCCGGCGTTGATCAGTCGCGCACCACCGGGTCAATGACGTGGCGCGCAGAGAATCCCGCCACAGCGCGCTTGATGCGCTGCCACAGGCTCAGGGTCAGCGGGCGGGTGCGCCGGTAGGGGCCTTCGATGGCGCCGGTCTTGCGCATCTGCTCGGTGTCGATCTGCTGGCCGCCGTTGCGCGTGACCAGCGGGGCGCATGTGCAGGCCCGGCCCTGGCGGCAGTTGCCAGTACAGCCGGTATCGCGGGCGATGAGGACGGGGCTCATGGTTGCTCTCCTATGGCTTTGGCGATGGCGGCGGAAGCGCGCTTCTTCAGATCTTCGGAGTGCGCGATGCCGGGCCAGTTCTCGGACAGTTCCAGCATCTCGACGCACACCTGAAAAAGCTCAGGCGCGGCGGCGATCAGGCGGGCGTTTGACTCGTTCTCGCCCCCCCATGTGCTGGCAACGTAATCGCGGAAATTGAACTTGACGCCGTTGTCGTTCCGCTCAACATCAGCGCCTCGGATGATGTGCGTGCCAATGTCTGCCTCGTAGATCCACGGTCCTGGTGTGTGCTTGCTCATGCCAGCACCTGCACAAGTGCGCCGCACAGCGCGACCAGCAAGGCCGCAGCGATCCACCACGCGGGGTGGTTGTGGTCGCTGGCGTCCTCTTGAACGACGACGATCAACGGCGCAGCGTGCGCGCTTTCGTGCATCCGCAGCGCGTGTTGCTTTTGGTCGCTGATGATGTAGACGGTGCGGTCAGT